AAGGTTAAAAAACGGACACATTCGTCCAAAAGATGGCTTAAAACAAAGAAAGCGATAGATAAGGCATCTGATGGCGGAAGGTGTTGGTGGATAGAGCAGTACCTTAGAAAAACATTATGACAGACTTAATAAAGCGACCTATAGTTCAACAAGCAATCCAATTATTCGTACAAGAGCCTAGTATTACTGCGCAAGAAGTAGCTAAACGATTAGATGTCTCTGCTGCCTTAATATATAATTGGAAACAGAACCCTAACTTTGTAGATGCGATATACGATAGATATATGATAGAATTCGGCGGCGAATTACCCGCAGTATTACAATCAATGATAAGAGAGGCTAAGGCAGGAAATGTGCAAGCTGCTAGATTAGTGTTAGAACATAGTGGTAAATTAGTTAAGAATATAAATATAACGGTTGACAGTCCTTATGAGAAGTTCTTAAAGGCAGAAAAAGCAGAGATAGAGTACGAAGATGCTGAAATAGAGGATATTGCTGAATCAATCCCTGATATAGAGGTTGAATTGCCTGAAAGAAAAGAAGAAGACCAAAATAAAAGGTCTGTAGATGAAAAAAAGAACTTAAAGAAGGCTATTAAGCGTGGAGAGGCAAATAAAAAAAGAACTGAGTGGCGTAAATGGAAAAGAAGAGCTAAAGAAGTAGGATTAGAGCCTTTACCTGCTAGAAGACCTACTCCTGCTCAAAAGGAACAATGGATAAATGAAATCAAGAAAAAAGAAGACGAACAAAGAGCTAGATAAAGGAATAACTTGGTGTATGGCTCAGATTTATACTATGAATCTAGCTATAAAAGCTTTACAAAGCCAAATTAACGAGTTGACTCAGCCTCAGAACCCAGAACAATAACAGGATTGTCTATCTCGATATCTTCGGGTATTAATTGACAATAACAGTTTTCTTTACATACTGAAAAGCCGCTTGCAGGCAAACCTTCTGCTTCCCACT